CGTTCTGTTCTAAAATTATAATCTTTAAAATAATCTAACTCTTGAAGAGCATTAACAAGTGTAGTTTTACCTACACTCATTGTACCACATAATCCTATTTTCATACTAAATTGTCATTAATATTTTCTTGTGATGAACCAGGCATTACCCTATAACTATCACTATCAAAGTGTTGTGTTGATACTTCGAATATAGTAGCTCCTTCTGTAAGAGCTAACATTTGGTGAGGTTGCCCAGGCATTAAATGAATACAATCTCCCTCTTTAACTATTCTTGATTTTAATTCTGCTGATTCAGTATTAATATACTTATATTCAAACTTACCTTTTGAAATATACCATGCTTCATCTTTAAGTAAATGATAATGCATTGAAAACTGTTTATTAGCTTTAAATACTAAAAGTTTACCACAATAAAGCTCATTATTGATAATCCATAATTCATAACCCCATGCTTTTTCATGGCGTTCACCTTGGTATGGTTGTGCTTCTATTGTTAAATCTCTCATATTAATTCCTATAATCAGATAATAAATTTTTCATTGAAGTATTTTTATACCAAGGTAGACCTTCACGTTCCTGCATAATCTCCATATATTCTTCATAGCCGTATTCAATGCCATTTAAATAATATGATTTAACCATTTCGCTACTATTATCATAAGGTTCAACAGCAGGACCATCCCATCTATGGAATTTCCAATTTTCTTCACCTTGGTAACGTGCTAAATGAATAATAGCACCTTTTGAATTGATTTCTTTATACTCGTATAATCTACTTTTAGCCATAACTTATTTATTTTAATTTATTAAATATACAAAAACTATTTTGAGAATCCAAATTAATATAATTCTACAAAATCAGGGTATTCTTCTTCGTCTTTCATACATTGCAATACCCATTCTGCAACATAATTTCCTTGTGCTCCTGAAACTGTAATACCACGAGCTGAAAGAGCATCACCTACAAAGTGAACATTATTATAATCAACTAATGCTAATGTATCATAATCAACTAATGGTTCAGGTGATAGATACTTAACTTCAGGTACATATACACCCCAATCATCACCTAATGTTGGAAATACTTTTTTCATATCCTCAATAAAATCATCAATATATGAATAGTAGCCTTGGAATGCTTCTCTTACTTCATCCATTTCACTAATGGTAACAGCACTTACATTCTCACCTTCAGATGTAGTAGATGGAGTACGAGTAGGGCTATAAAATAAACCTGTACCCTCTTTATTTACTTTCTTTACTAAATCTCTAGACCATTTAAATGGTTCATCAATACCAGGAATTTCCATTAATATGCCAAAATTGGTCATATTATTCCTAAATGCTTCATCTTTTTTAGCATGTCCGTTGTAGCTATGATCTCCATACGTTTCTTCAACGGCAACATATGCTGCATTGTTGTTTGTACAGAAAGAACGTAGTGATACTCCTTCATCAAATTTTCTATATAATTTAAAGTCATAACTAATGTCAATTAGTTTTTGGAAGTGTTTTTGTGGTGCTTCAAATCTAACACCAACTTGTACTGGTTTTGGTTCAGTAGGTAGTTTATAATCGTCTGCTAATTGTTTACCAAAATCTATACCTGATTTACCTACTGCAAACATCAAACGATCATAATTAATAGGCCAATTTTTAGGATTTATAAAGGATTCTTCTTCTCCTATGAATATTTCTTGAGCATCAAAATCAATTGAAGTTACTTTAGTTTCCCAAATAAACTCAACACCATTATCAACTAAAAAATTATACCAATTTTTTCCAATCTCATGCAGATAATCTGTACCAACGTGCCATACAGGAAACAAACGTAACCCAAAATATGGTTTGATAAAATCAGGTTCTGCTATTGGATTTGAACATTGTACTTCCTCTGGTTTAGGGTGGAAACGTTTAAAGTTATTAATTACCTCATCAAACAATTCCATTGCTTTCTCTTCACCACAATATTTAGACATATGTCCTCCAATTGCTGTGTGATAAGTTAATTTACCATCACTCCAACCACCTGCTCCTAAAAACCCAGTCATTACTTCTGAATATGGTCTACGATATGGATCTTTACCCATATCAATAATTGTGATGTTTTTGCCTGGGAATCCGTTGTCTACTAACTTAGTAGCAGCATTAACACCTGCTACTCCAGCGCCTACAATTACTAGTTTCTCTGCCATTTATTTTAAATTTTTAACCCCTAAATATACGAAAAATATTTTGGGAATCCAAGTTGTGGGGCCACAGCTCCCATAAAAAATTAAATTGAGAAATCGACTGGCTATGAATCAGTCTAAATGTATTTTGAGTGTTAAATTACCAGTGCCTTTTATAACACGATGCCACTCATGACGTTTAATAAATATACGCTCATTTAGTGAGGTAGGCAAGCTATCTTCAAGCTGAATAGACCAATCAGTTTTACCTATAATCTCAATAGTACGATCTTGATCATCTCGATGCCACATTAACTCGATTGGGTCAATGTCGTCTCCGAATTCACGGAGAATATATTTGTTTGTAATCTCTAAGTCAGTGTAGGGTTTACCAGAACCCTCCGAAGTTTGATTTGAGTCCGAGTAACTTTGCATAACGTGGTAGACGGCAAGACCAATATCCTGCTTTAGTTTTATCCTTCTTTTGAGCACATTTGTGACGTTTTGCAAACGCATTACGTGCTTTTTTATCATTAATTTTAGCTCTTAAACCACCTGAACCAAAACGTACTGTTTTAATTTTCTTGGTTTTAGGATCTTTAACATAAACTTTATATGCTTTACCTCCTGATGAGTCACGCATTGGTTTATTTAATTTTTTATTATTTTTCTTAGCTTTCTTTTTAGCTTCAAATAAAGAATCTACACTAGCACCTTGAAGGTAATCATTATAATATGCTTTAGCTTTCTTTTTTACTTGCTCTTCACTTGGTTTTTCATCAGGTGAGGCACCAGCCATCATATCATCTCTAACCATTTGAACAAAGTCATTATAGGTTAGTTTTTTATTTTCGTCTAATTGACTTCTTACAAGTGCCTTCCAATTAACCATTATTTCAGCTACTCCTTTTATAAACTCTGGATTTTTTAAATCATCCTTAAATTTACCAAATAATGCTCTTAAATCTTCTCTAAATTTAGCTACTGACCCTGTTGGTTGAAATGGTTCAGAATCTGGGTCCTCTGGATTTCTATTAAAACCACTATAACGGGTAACTTCATTCATAGACATATTGTCCATTTCATTAAGCTCGGTTTCTGTTAATTCGATAGGGAAATCTAATGGTACTTTTTTACCCTCAAACATACCGAAATGACCTAAATCTGTTTCGGTTAGTACTTCAAGATCATTATCAGTTACCTCTAATATACCACGTGTGTATAAAGCGCGGGCTTCAGCCCATAATTCGAAATATTTCTGTGATCCAGCACGGTACACATGCTCTGTAAGAGGCATGTCGTTATCCATGTGGTATTTCAAACCTTCAGATAAGATTTCCTTTGGTGCTATACTTTCATTTAGCATTACTGGTTTTGAACCTCCACAATCATTACATCCGCAATCGCACATTATTTCATTATTTCGTTATAAGATAATTCTACTTTATCTCCGGTTAGACTTCCATTTTTATATAGTAAATTTTCAGGTTGTACTGTTGCTCTTAGACCACCTGTAGCTTTACGAGTTGAATCATGTCTAATATTAAGAACAGGTTCTAAATTAAATGTCTCTACATCATCTAAATCTTCGATAATTTTTGAAACTTCAACTCTAATAGTATCACCTTCTTCACTAAAGTCTTTAGGTGAATATGTTCTATATATTACAACAGCATCATCTGAACCAAATATAATAGATTGTTCATCTTTAGAAGGTAAATCAGTTACAATAACACCTGTTACCTTTTTACCTGTATCTTCATTATACATAACATTAATACCTTCTTTTTCATTACCTAATTTATCAGTAAAGGGTTTAAATGTTAGTTCGGGTGCGAAATCACCTCTTTTAATTTTTTCTGAAAGTTTCGCAACTACATCTTTATATCTTGAATCTGAGCTTTCCCAGAAACCAGCATTATCCTTTTTAATTGATATAGGGTAAGCTTTATCTCCAATTAAAACAACGTCTGCTTTTTTACCTCCAGCAACATCGTATCCTACATCTTTTACTTCTTTAATAGCTCTTGTAGCATAGTTTTTATTTGAACCAACAAATACTA